TCATTCTGATACCTTTAGCGGGTTAGATACGCCGACTTTTGAAGTTATTGCGGTTCATAGAGTTTTCACGCTCATTGAACAATTGGTTCATGTTGTATTCTCGGCCTCTAGCCAAGGAATTGTTAATACTTTCATGCGGGTCGGGCGCTGGCAAGTAATCTTTGTTCGCCATGATAGCCATGTAACGAAAGGCATCAGCCGCATCACTTGAGTAGTCGTGAAGAGGCGTCTTCATAAAGCACTGGTTCACCTCGTCCCACTTCTTACGATATACCCGCAAACACTCCAAACCATAATAGCATTTATCGTAGTCAAAATGCGTGAACTTTAGTAGCTGCCTAGCGGCCTCTATGCCGTCCTCTACGCTTAACTTCGGTACGATGTTCAGTTGTGTCTCTCTGTCCGAGAAACCCTCTATGAACTGTTCTAGGGCGCTCTTGTGGGTAGCGAACGTCTTAGCTTTGGCATCATGGGGTAGATGGATGCGCGAATAGTCGTAAGGCTTATCCTTTAACATATCAATATAGTGTTGCGCTTGCTCACCATTATTCGTATAGAAATCTATGGTCTGTATGCCATGAGGTGTTTCTTGCCAGAACCACGCTACCGTGTTGTCGCCTCGACCAATATCAAACGCCACCTGCACTTGCAGATCAGGCTGCCAGCATACATCAGTGTTGATCTGCCCTAGTTGCTCTATCTTGTTGATAATAGATGCGTAATAGGTTCCGACCAATTCAGCCGAGAAGTTGTTGCAGAACTCCTGCTCGAATTTAGCCTCGCTGACGGCGTTCTTAATGCGCTCTATCTCGTCAGGCTCAATAATCCCTGAGTCATACACCTTAATATCTGCGTGATACCACTCTTCGTCTTCTTTCGATTTCTCGTAGTAGTCGTAGAACTGGTTTAGCCGCCCATAGGCAGTACCGATGATAACCAACCATCCTTTTCGGTCTAGGAGACATGGTTGAATCACCGCGTCTAGGAGGTCTTGACGACACTGGGCAAACTCGTCGAGTACGCAACCGTCTAAGTACAGACCCCGTAAGGCGTTTATGTTGTCTGAACCACTTAGCCATATCTTAGCCCCGTTAGGGAGTTTTATGCTGAGTTCTGACACTTTTACGTCTGTGGCGATACCTTGAGTCATATCCACTAGGTATTGCCATGCTACCGCCTTTGCTTGGCTTCGGAACGGACACACATAGGCGTACTGGGCGTTCTTTTTCTTGGTGTAGAGGGCGCGGATTACCAACTCACCAATACAAGCTACGGTTTTTCCGTAACGGCGGTGACAAATCAGGAAGGCATAGCGTTGAGTCCGTTGGTGGAACTCAATCATCTTTTCTCTGGGGGCGTAAGGGAGTTGCCAGCCTTTATCCTTATCTGGTGCGTCTACATCACCAAAAGCGGCTTCAAAATCTTGGGAATTGGAGTAATTACCGTAGGAGCTTTTGTTCGTCATGCGTTTTTGCCTTAATTATTTATCTAACGCGCCACGAATTAGCTGCTGGTTTATCGTTATGCTGACATCACCTGTGGTTAGGTTCGCCATCGCCTCTTTTCCGATGTTATCCATCTTATTTAGCTCCGCTACGGCGCTTATCGCCACTTTAGGGGCTTTATCTTCGTTTTTAGCGGCTACCCGCCACAGCATATTGCGCCTTAGTGCCTCATTCGGCCCATCAATCGCTTCTTGATAGTATGCCAACAATGCCAATAGCTTCTGCCCAGCGTCAGATCGAATCCTTGCGTCTACAGTCTGGGAGGTGCATTTGAGTTCTGCCGCGATAGCGGTTTTGGGGGTGGCCTTGTGGTGCATTTTGATGATAAGCACGTCTTTACGCTTCATCGACAGCGATTGTTCCACGATTGACCGTTGGATACTCCGTAACCCCTCGATATACGCATCTGCGCTGGGGTGGTGGGGCATTGCCAACATATTCGCTGGTAACTTATTTGGGTCGTAGGTAAGGATAGTAGAAGCCATAGGGTGATTCTAGCTCCTTTAGGTTGTAGTACGCAAGTGTTTAAGCATTTGATGTAAGAGTTGAAAAGTCAGATTCCCTGAAAATCAGGTGGGCGTTTTGGTTTTTTGGTTTTTTGGTTTTTTGGGGGTGATGCGGTGTTGGGGCGATAGAGTGTTGCTGTAATACTTGTTGTAAGAGTTGAAAATAGCGGATTTCTGTTAATGGGTTCAGTACAGGTACAAGTGCGCCGTTTAAAAAGCCAAGGGGGGTGGGCACTGTATAACCAACCAGCACTGTTCAACCATACAACTGTTCAACCACCCACCCCTGTACATAGTCACAACTGTACAAGGTAACAGTCTGGCAATTGATACAGTAACGCGGCATTGCATTGTTGCACCTGGTGACAGGTGACAGTGACCAGGTAACGCGGCATTGCATTATTATGCATTAGTTGTTGTAAATATTAACTACACCTATATGATGACGCACACACACACAAAGTAGAGAGCAGCATGAATACTTTATACATTGTTACGTTCGAGAATGAATCGCGCGTATATACCACTGAAGCGGCCGCTAACGAATGCGCCGCGATACTGGGCAAGAATGCCGTTATAACTGTCGGCGCATTGTACCGCTAAACTATAGGCGCTTAACTGCGCCACTTTACCAACAACAACAAAGAGAAACGATTATGAATAACGCAACACGTAAACAAATAGCAAAGAAGTCTAACGAGCAGTTAGATGACGACATAGCCCTGTACGAAAGGAAACTAGCCAAAACGCCAAAATTCGTGTCTGTTATAAAACCCACTGTATTGCGTTCTCGTTTACAAGCTCATTACGAGGAGCGTCAATTTAGAATGATAGGCGCTTAACTGCGCCAATTAACCAACAACAAAGAGAAACGACTATGAATGAATTCATGATTTTAGACGCAATGATTGAAGCCCTTGGTGCTAGTGCTTCGGACGACCAGCAAATAAGCCTTGTTGACTGGATTGCCTACAATATAGGGCAGGACTATTTGGGCGGAGTCTTTGACGTCCTATGTGCAAATAAATTTAATCTAGCCGCAAGCTTGCTATCAGAACGTATAGGTGAGTTGGGTTTGTATTAACAATATAGGCGCTTAACTGCGCCACTTTACCAACCGATAAAGGGCGCTTAAAGCGCCTTTTTTTTTGTGTCTGTTGTTTAACATTGCCAGCGTAGAAAATGGGGGTGAAAGCCCTAGCATACTTTTAAGTAGAATGCACAGGTTACAGGTTAAGGTTACTTTTACGTTTTAAACCCGCCAGATAATAGTTTGCCAAGAAAAGGGGAAAAACACTGTAAAAGTACTGTATATCTATACAGTGCTATATTTTATATTTTTTTTTTTTTAATATCATATATATAACTTATAACCTAACAACTAAACATACCCCAGCGCGCGCCCCCACTGGCTTTACCTTGGTTATTAAAACGCACTTTATTTTTATAACCTACAAATAACCTATAACCCACACTTGGCACGTAAATCATCATCTGTACATTTTTTAACCACACAAGGTTATAAAGTTATTTTTTTTTTTTTCACTTTTATAACCTTTTTGGTTTAAATAGCCTGATTTTTTACTTATTTTAGTTAAATAGTTGTTGCACATTGTAGTTACTTCTATATAATTAGCGGCACAACAAAGCAAAACCCTCGGCAATATAGCCACAACAACAAAGAGAAAACACATGAACAACAGCACAACTAAAGACTACGCCACTGAAATTAAATCTACCGCTTTTCATTTGGTTGAAGAGGTTTTATTAGAAACCCAGACCCGCGATGAGGCGTTAGAGCTTATCAACGACTCACGCCTACACGAAACAATTGATAGTCACCAGTGGGTGATCTATTACGCTTATAATTTGCCAGTGTTGGAATGCTCCGATAACGCGGATTATATGGAAGAGAACCTCGGCGCTGACTGTATAGCTGCGGCACTTAAACAAGGCGGCATTAATGGCCTGCATACCGCGCTAGCATATTGGGCGATGTATGCTGACCTACAAGAGGCTATACAAGAGCGCTTCGATGAAATAGATAACGATTAACAACCTAAACCACTAAGCCACTAAGCCGCTTAATTGTGGCTTTCGGTGGTAGTAGCACACGATAAACCACAAACCACAAAGAGCACAAACACATGAATATTCACAACATGACACTAGCAGAACAAATAACATCCGCAGTCACCACTAATAACGATTTGGCGGTTGCTATCGCTGATGGTTTCACAACTCAAATAGAAAACCAGCACGACAACAATTTTGACAACATTAAAGAGGCTTATATTGATCTCTTGGCCGATAAGCTGAACGCTTATAAAGAACAGTGGGCAGCTGAATTTGAGAAGGACGGATGTGAATACGTCAGTCATGCCGAGGCATATGACCACGCGGTAGCCGAAGACTGCCAGTTCAATAAAGAACAGTTTGAGCAACACGTTACTGAGGTTGCCAGCACCGAAACCTACACGACACATAGCAAGTGGGAAACCACTAGCAACCTATCTAAAATCGCGGCTACTGCCCTAGAAGTGTTCACAGACGAACAATGGGCGCAACTGCGCGAGCTGGCATCTGACGATGTATCAGCAAGCTTTAACGATAACCTATGCTATGCGATGTCATCTAATAAGGGTATTTTTACTGCTTTCATGTTCGGTGAAATGGAGCAAGAAATAGAACACCTAGAACTCAATTTACCACTTAACGCCGATAACGAACCATTAGTCACTTTAGATGAAATCAATAAAGTTAGTGATCTATATCTCAGCGGTGATTACGCCTACTTGGATATGTCTGACACAGGTATAGCTTGGTCTATAGATATTGACTGGCTGAGTGACACTATTGAAAGCATGGTAGAAGAGGAAGCCTGAACCTTTAACGCGCCCCTAGTGGGCGCAACACGATAAAGCACAAAGAGCATAAACAAATGAGAATTTACGGCGTACTAGACCACAATAATTGTCACACGGACACAAGCAAAACCCTAACGGGCGCGAAACAATACGCGACCCGCAACGGCTATAATAAAGTGTCAAGTCGGAACCCAGACCATTATTATATAACAATGGAAGCGGTCAAAAGCGATGGCGGCAACTGGATAGCACCGCGACAAGCCAATTAACAAACAACTAGCCCCTTAATTGGGGTTTAGTTGGTAGTAATACCCTTAAACCTTAAACATTAAACATTAAAAAGAGACTTACAAAAATGAAAAATCAGAACCCTTTAAGATTAGCCGCATTAGCTGTCGCAGCTTGGATAGTTGTAGCCGTGGTGTATTCAGCAAGCGCCCGCGCAGCGCCCGCATACGTCTATTGTGAAAGTGCTTTCGGTAGTGTGTCAATACATAAGGGCCGCTGTCCCTATGGCACCAAATTCATCGGCGTGAAAGGGTAGAGATATGCGCGATCTATTCAACCACCTTGAAGAACTCCCCGCGCCAGTGCGCCGCGTTTGCCAGCGTTTCACTCGCATATTAAATGACGGTGAGTATAACGCTTTCGATGTATGCGCCAGTTTTTTAAAAGCCTTAAAAACCGATGGCTATACGTTCGACATTGGCCTTGACGGTATCCCAACCAATTTACGCAAGATAAACCCTTTGGAGCGCACAAAATGAAAAACCCACACATAGAACTCGTTAAAAAATGGTTAGCTGATCCTAAATCAGTGAGTCAAGAAGAACTAGATCAGGCGGCATTTAATGCTGATGCTGATGCTGATGCTGCTGATGCTACAGAAGCAGCAGCTTGGAATGCTGTTGATGCTGCTCTGGACGGCGATATTGACGATGCTAAACATTGGGTTAAAGAATACGAGGAACTGACACAATGAAAAACCCACACATAGAACTCGTTAAAAAATGGTTAGCTGATCCTAAATCAGTGAGTCAAGAAGAGCTAGAACGTGCTGCCGATGCTGCTGCTGTTGCTCTTTATGCTGTTAATGCTGCTGCTGTTGCCGTTGCTCTTTATGCTGTTAATGCTGCTGCTGTTGCCGTTGATGCCGTTGATGCCGTTGATGCCGTTGATGCCGTTGACACTGCTGCTGCTAAACATTGGGTTGAAAGATACGAGGAACTAACACAATGAAAAACCCAGATATAGAACTCATTAAAAAATGGTTGGATAAGCCTGAATCGGTAAGTCAAGAAGAACTAGAACGCACCGCCGCCGCCGCCGATGCTGCTGATGCTGCTGCTGCTGCTGCTGCTGCTGCTGTTGTTGTTGCTGCTTTTCGTGCTGTTGCTGCTGATGCTGATGTTGTTGCTGCTTTTCGTGCTGTTGCTTCTCGTGCTGCTTCTCGTGCTAAACATTGGGTTGAAAGATACGAGGAACTAACACAATGATAATTCTAGGCCATCAAATTGAGTCCCTTAATGTTGAACTTGCTGACCCACAAGAAGGCCGCTACCGCTTGTTATGGGTAGCTGAGAATAACGCGCACGTTAAATTCATTGCGCACTGCCTAGGGTATCGCAACACACTAGACGCAGCTCATGCGCTAGCGAGCGGCGTAGTGAGTAAAATAATACATCCTAATCGCCGTCCTGATGCTGATTTATCTGAGTTCGCATGAATAAACCGACACCTTGTTTACACGCGCCAACAGTTAAAACTAAGTTGTTAATCGCGGCGAGTGTAGCACTAATAAGCGCAGCGGCATGGGCGGCTAGTCACTATAAACCATACGCATACACTGACCACAAGGAAGATAAAATACGATCTGGGCTGATTATATACACTGATTACTATACTGGCTGCCAGTACCTCGGCACGACCAGTGGCGGTCTAGTTGAAAGACGCCGCCCCAGCCTAGACGGCATAGATGGAAAACATATGTGCTTAACGCGCAACAGCTACGGATACCCACCTAAAAAGTAACCACAACCACAGAGGGTAATAAATATGAGTCAAGATAAATTTACTGATGAAATAGAAAATAACTCTTTCGCAAGCGATAGATTACTAGAAGAAATTAAAAAATTAAAGGCTGAGATTAAGGAGTTAAGAACGGCGCAGGTACGCCGCAAAGAAGAAAACAGCTTTCTACACGGCGTGATAAAAAGACTAACAGTTTTTTAGATGGCAGAATCTAAACGCTACACCCCTAAAAAGTAACCACAACAACAGGACACTACGGCAATGAGAAAACTTATTTTTGATGACTTAGAAACAGCAAAAGAAAACGCGATACGTTTACACGAAGAGAACACTCAAATATATTCGTTGATTAACACTGACGCAGGTATCTGGGTGACTAAAAAATACTACGCTAAAAAAGCCAAGGCCACCCCGTTTTGGGATACCGAAGGCAAAACACCACGGGCTAGAAACAGCCCGCGTTTTTGGACAGATGCAGAAAAACAGCTAGTTATTGATAACTACGCTAAAACAGGGGCCAAAATTATCGCACCGCGATTAGGGAAAAGCGCCGACAGCATTCACTCCATGGCGGCTAAACTAGGTATCCGACACAATAAAAAATATGCTTAAATAAAACAACACACACAAAAAAGCCGCTAGACTTTATAGCGGCTTTTTTGTGGCTGGCAGTAAAGTTTTAACAACTACCATCTATGAATTTAGCGAGTTCTTTTTGGTTATCTAGCGCACCGAAATACGCATCGTAAATTTCACGCGAAGACCTAGCCTCCAAAGGGTCAACACTAAAAAATGCAGGTGTGGCGTGAGTTTTTCCATCAATTTTACGGATGCCCTTATGTTTATGATAACCCGTGTTAGCTAACGCCGTTTCTAAACTATTGCGCCCCATTTTGTGCCCATTGGCTAACAGAAACGCTTTAGCTTGCGCGAGGGTGAACACTGGCAGCGCGAACACCCCTACATTCTCAGCAATCAAGTCTTCAATGGCGTGTTCAAAATCAGGTCGCGCTAAAGCCATAAGCTCTACTGCGCCTTCCGTAACATAAGGTAATTTACCTGCATTGAACCCCGTCATATCAACGTCATTAAGTAAATAATGCAACACTGCGCCAGCGCCGCCTGCATTAAGCCAAGCATAGTATTTACGGTAAAAATCAGCCTCTAATGGAGGTATGAAACAGTCGATAACAAAATAACGTTCCTCCCCCTGATCAACTGCTATACAGGCGCGATGGTTCGACATACCAATAACAGCAGAACAATCGACACCTGTTTTAACGCCACCCTTTTTAATGTTGTAGTCGCGGGTTCCCGTAGCGGTCGGAGCGCAATAAGTTTTTAATGTGTTGGCAAACTGCCGGTCGTTAGGTCGCCAAATTTCTTGAAAAATAGTTAATTTCTTAGCGTAAAAAGGGTCGCCCCATCCTGCATCTATATCTTCGCTACGAATATCACTAGCGCCCCTAGCGCCTAAAATTTGTGCCAGCGGTCGAATAATAGAATCTTTACCGTTTCTTAAACTACCGCGAATCAATAACTGCCAAGAAGGTTTTTCACCGATATTTAAAAACAGATTAGCCATCCACTGCATGACGCACTGCCTCGTCCTATCATCAGGTATTAGGTATCTAACTAAGTCAGTCCAAGGTTGTACATCACCCTCTATCGGTGACAGAGCCAAACCGCGCCATTCATTAATAAGTTGGCGACCATCGTGTTTAATCACACGCGGCGCAACTGGAACTAACGTATCGGGCCGCCACAAAAAACCGTCGGCGGTCATGGTTTCACGATCTTTAGCGAGGTCAAACAAGCGCGAGGCTTTCGGGTCCCCTTTACCGCCAGTATGCTCCGCAAGCCACAATGAATCGAGCGCACTACTCGACATATCAGTGCTGGTCGATAATTCGTAGTAAGTGCTAGAGCCTTTCATAAAAACATAATCGCGCGGGTTCATACCACGGACTAGCGCATTGACTTCATTATCACCCCCTAACATCAATCGGTCTAAATCATCATCATCCCCCATCCCAGCGGTAGTCGCCGCGATAAGCGCCTGCATCCCCTGAGTTTTCAGGTTTTCCATGTGTTTGAAATACCGCGCCTCAAAACCCTCATGCTCCTTATCCAGCAATTTAACGATCATTGGCCCCGTCATCTTCTTGCCGCCGTTAGCACCTTGGCAGCTACCATGATGACAAGAAAACTCTATGCGCCCGTCCTCCTGAATCTGAATAGCCGAACCATCAACACCCTCGGTATGTGCAGCACTGTTTGGACATACAGCTAATCGCAACCAGTTATCGCTCGTTACGCTCTCAATCTCGACTAAATCGAGTATCGGGTGCCGCAGTGCGCTCAAATCGTTAAGTGCAACACCTGCACCGATGGTTTCGTTTCTATCGGCATCAACGTCAATGCCGAAAGGGACGGCAAGATCACCTAATGTAAAAGTACGTTCGGGGTTCCACTCGGTCAATAAGCATTTAAACGCCAAGCCCTCACCATCTAGCCTCTTGGCTTTAGTGTTAGAACCTTCTGGCAATCGCATATAACGAGTGACACCTTTCATGCCTGTATCCACCCCCTCGGAACAAAGCCCTTGACTCACCCAGCCATCGACTAAATTCTCGACTTGAGCGCGATTCTCACAAGGGGTTTCGAGTATCCAGCCCCAATGCTCTGAGTCCTGACTTGTTTGGAGTTTATAGCTAGGCGCTGGTAGTTTCGCGGCATCGTCAAAACCTATTTTCTCACCTATATCATCGGCCACGATCACCCAAGTAGTGTTAAAAAGTGCCTTCTGCCTGCGGGCCTTACCTTCGTTATCAGCATCAAACAGACTGATAGTGAAGTATTGATTCTGGCCTGAACTCATTAAAGATAAACGGTCTTTAGCAGCACCCCCACCCCAGCAAGCGCCCCTAAATTCCTTGGCTATATCGCTAGGGTCATTAGAAAACGCCGTAACATGAGCTAAACCCCAATCTTCACCGAAAATATTGGATAAAAATTCTTCGTTTGTCACGTTTTGGAGCGCGTTTAAGTTGTGTCTCAGTCGCGGATTAGTCATAATGTACCTGTTGTTGCGTTATTGTTGTCCAGTTGAAAAAAGCCTTATCTTACGGATGGGGCTTTTTTTATGCACCTACTTTCTGTTCTTCCTTCGCTTTCAATGCTTCACGGCCTAAACGCATAAAATAGATCGCGGCTTGATTAAAGCTCACCCCGTTCTCTTCTGCCCATATATCGAACTCTTCGTGCAACTCTGCTGATAAGTAGAGGCCAGTGCGCTTCATCTGTGATTGTGTTTTCAAAGTAATATCTGACATAGTTAATGCTCTCAGTTGGTTAGTTAAGAATTACTAGAGGTAATAGTAATATGTTAGAGAAGACTATTCAATCAAAAATTGTTGCATTTCTTAAACAAAAACATTATATTGTCCGTAAGCTAGACAGCAGCAGCAGCGTAGGCTGGCCTGACCTGATAGCGATAGCGCCATGTGGCAAGGTGTATTTTTTTGAAGTTAAGACCGCGACAGGCAAACTATCAAAACTACAAACACGAACACTAGACCAACTAAAAAGGAACAAAGCAAATGCCTACGTTGTTAGAAGTACCGAAGAAGTCGGGACCATCATTACGGCCTGACCAACTTGAAGTAGTGGATTTTGTGTTATCAGGTGATGAATCAATCATCGTAGCTACTACAGGTTTTGGTAAAACCGCCGTCATGCTCCACTCGATTAAGGGCTACTTCGACACCACCGAGGTACGCCAAGCTATCATAGCCTGCCCTGCATCCGTCGTTAGTCATTGGCCTGCCGAGGCTAAGAAATGGGGTTTAGACCTCGATGTTGTGGCGCTAACAGGCAACGCCGAGGCGCGTACCCGAGTTATCCTTTCCCAGCCTGATGTATTGGTCGTTAGTCTCAATAACCTCGATTGGCTACTACAGCAAAAGATACCCGCTAGCATGATAATCGTTGACGAGCTGACGACTGCCTGCGGTAAACAGACCGCTAAACTACGGCACAAAAAATGGAAGGAGCAGATCAACATACGGGTAGGTATGACAGCCACACCTGTTAGCGAGTCCTACGAAAAACTATTTGCTATGACGAGAGTAGTAGATAACGGTGCGAGGCTGGGGCGTAGTAAAGAGGGTTTCTTGGCTAAGTATTTTTTCGCTGCCGATTTCAAAGGCTACAAACAAGAATTAAAGCATGGTGCAGATAAGCTGATCTTAGACGCGCTAGAAGATGTGCTGTACATAGTCGAGTCTGATAAGCCCCTAACACTACCGCCAGTGGTAGAGAATCAAATCGAGTTCGATATGTCGTCTACTGCGCTAGGCGCATATAAGGCGATGAAGACCGATATGCTGATTGAACTAACAGGTGGTGACGCGGTAGCACCTAATCGAGCAGTCGCCAGTGGTAAGCTACGGCAGATTGCCAGTGGGTTCGTAATCATGGAAGACGAAACCCCATATAACCTCGACACCAACCGCGCTAACGCGGCTTTCGATTGGATGGTATCGCTAGGTGATAAGCAAGGGGTTGTGTTGTACCAGTACGACCACCAACGGACTCAATTAGAAGAACTACTGCAAGGCATCGGTGTGGTCTATGTCTATGGCGGTTGCGATAAAGAGGCTGCATTAACGGCCTTTAAAAACAAAGAAGTTCAACTGCTAGTAGCTCAAGAGCGCACCGTATCCCACGGCGTAGACGGACTACAGGACGTATGTTCTGACCTGCTGTTTATGTCACCCCCTTGGTCTGCCGATACACGCATACAGGCGATAGGCCGACTGCACCGTAACGGACAAACCGAAACCGTAAACATCAATACCTTAATGGCACGGGGCAGCTTGGATTATCTAGTAGAAGACCGACTAGCGACTAAAGCCGAACACATGAAATCATTTATTAAACACTTGACGGAGAAGTGAAATGAGTAAACACCTACCGATAGGCACATCAAAAGTGTCTCGCATAATAAAATGCCCTGCGTCATTAAGCCGTAGCGAAAAAGCCCCTGAACAGGTCGCTGGCTCTGCCGCTACCGAGGGTTCACTACTGCACTTGGTAATGGAAAACCTTTACGACTCAGACATATCTGCCGCAGATCAAATCGGCAAAACCAAATACAAAGACCTAGTTTTCACTAAAGAAATGTTAGTGGAGCAGATCGACCCTGCGTTCGCTGCTATGGAAAAAGCACTCGACCTCGTTGATGCTGACGAGTTAGTGATTGAGCAGTTTGTCGAATATATCCCCGACCTATGCGGCGGTACGCTAGACCTCATGGCGCTATCGGAAGACAAGAAAACCTTGTTGTTGGCAGATTATAAGTTCGGGTTCAACGGCGTTAAGGCCGAAGGCAATAGCCAGATTTTACTGGCGGCCTTGGCTGCGAGTGTTGACCCTGCGACCAGCGCGTTGTTTTTGAAAGCAGAGAAGTTTGTCGGTGCGATAATCCAACCGAAAGTTTACGGTGACGAGCCTAGTGTGTGGGAGTTCACCAAAGCCGAAGTCGATGCCTTTGAAGATGAACTGATAAAGGCGATAGATTCGAGTGAGCTTGAATCACCCCCAGCGAGTTCAGGTAGCCACTGCGTTTGGTGTCCTGCTGCGCCGTATTGCCCTGAGAAGAAGTTATTAGCCCGTAGCGCGTTAGTGTTGAGTAAAGACAATAGCGAGCAGTTGGCCGAGGCTATGGCTATGGTGGACGAGGTAGAGGCTTGGGCTAAGGCAGTACGCAAAGCCGCGCATTCCACGTTAGACCGAGGCGGTAAGGTAGCAGGCTGGAAGCTAGTGGCCAAACGTGCCAGCCGAGTATGGGCCGATGCCGAAGCGGTAGAAACTAAAATCCGTAACGCCAAGAAGCTCAAGTTGACCGAAGGCTTTGAAATGAAGTTGAAGTCACCTGCTAAGATAGAAAAACTCTGCAAAGAGAAAGATATCCCGTTCCAACCGTTTGCGGATATGGCGGTAATGTACAGCTCTGGCAACACTATGGCGGCAGAAAAAGATAAGCGTCCAGCGATAGGCGTAAAAGAAATTCCAGATATTTTAGTAAAAATGGTTGCAGAAAGTTAAACAAACCACTATCATTCTTTTGCCGTCAATGATGGCGGCGAAAAACCAAAACGAAAAACACTTAGGATAAAAATTATGTCAGCTTTCCCTACTACTGCAAATTCAATGGCTTCAATGCTTGCTTCTTCTCAAATTGCTCCTGCTAGTTCAGGTGCCGAGGGCGGCAAAGCCTACATGAATTTCGACTCTAAAAGTGGTGTCCACGCTTTCGGTAAAATGCGAGAAGACATTACGGATGAAATCGTAGTTGTAAACCTATCGAGCTTTAGTCATGGCTGGACTTTGTGGAGCAACGGCAAACCTACTAAGGTTGCTGCGTCCTTCACTGCCCCACTGCCTGAGCCTATGGCCGCTATCGGTAACGATCACCCTTCTGAGGCGCGATCTTTTGAAGCGCGTTTTGAAGATGATGCCGATACAGTGTTGTTATTCGCCACTAACACTTACGGCGGTCGTAAAGGCTGTGACACGTTGTTAGATACTGCGAAGATTCGCGCTGGCGCTGGTGAAACTGAGTTTCTATACCCTGTCGTTAAATTGTCTTCGGAAAATTACGTCAACGTGAAACAAGGTGGCGCTCTAACCTATAACCCTAAGTTTGAGGTTATTGATTGGGCTAACCAAGAAGGCGATTATGAGTCTGATACCCCTAAGCTAGAAGCGGCTCCTAAAGTTGCGGGCGACGCTCAAATGGTTGCCGAAGAAGCCGAAGTGGTTGAAGCGCCAGCTAAGAAGAAGCGCACTCGCAAAGCCCGCGCGTAATTATTACTGAATACTACGACTAAATTGTGCCGCCTACGGGCGGCTTTTTTATATTCAGGAAAAACGATATGCGCGATATATGCTGGCTCGATTTTGAAACTACCTCGATGTGCAACCTGACAACCCAAGGTTTGCAGCGTTACGTTGAAGACACCACCACCGAGGTTCTATGCTTTGGCTGGGCAATCAATGATGCCGATGTGCAGTGTTGGTTCCCCGAAGATGGCCCTTTCCCTCAAGAGCTAATAGACCACGTTAAAGCCGATGGCCTTATGTATGCCCAGAACTCAATCTTCGACCGTTTGGTGTGGGATTTTGTACTGGCTAACGATTACGAAGTGCCAATGCCTAAGCAAGCCCAGTGGCGTTGTAGTTCGGCTAGAGCTATGGCCCACGGCTTACCCGCCAACCTAAAAGATATTTGTAAGGCGATAGACCTGCCGCTTCAAAAACAAGAAGAAGGTTTGCGCCTAATCCACCAATACTCATGTCGCGGCCCCCAGCCTTGGGAGAATGACGACAAGCAACTCATGGCCGACTACTGCATCATGGACGTTCGCACCATGCGCCTATTCTGTAGTGTGTTGCGTGAGCTATCGGACAGCGAGTGGGCAGAGTTCCACGCTAACGAGCGCATCAACGAGTTCGGGATACCAATAGACGTTAAGTTCGCAGAGGCCGCTTTAAGTTACGCCGATGACATTAAAGCTGACGTAGACGACTCGATTAAAGAATTGACGAAGGGTGCAGTGGCATCGGCACGATCACGCAAAACCCGCGATGCTTGGCTATTCGAGCGCATCACTGACGACCAGAAAGAACTGCTGGCAGTCCATAAGAATGATGTAAAGAAGTACAGCCTAGATCAAGAACACCGCGACAACCTGATAGCGGCCCCCGACCTACGCCCCGAAGTTGAGAAACTAATCCAACTGATGAATGACGCAGGCGGCAGTTCGACCAGTAAGTATAAATCTATGGCGAACACCCATGTCGATGGCAGAGTTCACCATGCGCTAGTGTGGCATGGAGCCGCTACAGGCCGCTGGGCGAGTAAAGGGATTCAGCTACATAATATGCCGCGTAAAGCCTTTGACGAGCCAGAAGAGCTAGTACAGGACGTTCTCGAAGACTATGAGATAGACAACCCTGCATCCACACTATCTCGACTGTTACGCGCTTCAATCACTTCACCTGATGGCATTACATTCGGGGATTGGGCGGCTATCGAGGGGCGTGTTTGCCCTTGGCTTGCTAATGACCCTAGAGCCGAAGATACGCTCGATGTTTTTCGCCGTGATGAAGATATTTATATCGCCACCGCCGATGCTATGGGTATGGACGATAGACAAGCAGGTAAGGTTGCCGCGCTATCTATGCAGTTCGCTGGAGGTGCTAACGCATTACAGCGTATGGCTAAGAACTACGGTACGTTCTACACCTACGAACAAGCCGATCACCTAAAGTCGTTATGGCGCACTGCTAACCCTTGGTGTGTAGAGTTCTGGTACGCATTACGCGCTGCGGCTGACGAGGCTGTGAACTGCCCTAACACTGTTACAGGTGCAGGTCGTATCGAGTTCTATTTCGATGGCGGCGATTGGTTATGGATGAAACGTCCATCTGGGGGTTTACATGGTTATTTCCAACCGCGTTTTGAGTTGGTGACTTACCCTTGGGGCGGTGAAGGATATGAGCTGACGGCGTTAGCAGGCTCAAGAAAACCGAAGGCAGGCCAGCCTTGGCCGCGTATGACGCTGACCGCTGGCATATTAATCCAGAACGCCACCCAAGGTACTGCGGCTGACTTGATGCGCGACTGCGTTATGCGCTCTCAGCACTTACCTGTCATCGGCCATGTACATGATGAACTGCTTGCCGAGGGCGACCACCGCGCAGAAGTTAAGCAGATCATGGAGTTCACCCCTTCATGGGCTAAAGGTTTACCGATCAAGGCCGAAGTCGAATACAAAATGCGCTACGGCAAGTAGCCAACCAATAGGAGAACACCATGCACTTAGATGTAATAAAACTGTTAGATAAAGATGACGCAGCGTATTACGCAGATAGAGTTAAATTTTGGCGGCACTTATGGCTAGATCGCGGCGGGTTCTACACCATAGGCGCGTCAACATATCTTGACGACCCAGAGGTGTACCCTGCTATCGCCAAAGCGAGAAACTTTAACACTAAAGCAGTGCTTGCTGGACTGTGGCACCCTCTAACCGAAGCACTGCCTAAGCATTGGGTGCCTAATAAGGCGGTACATCTACCCAAGACAGGCTACATGGGGGTGCATATTTTCACCCCTGCATCTAACGGTAAGCAAGGCCACCCCCACATAGACGAACCGTTTACACGAGTTGATTGGGGCCAGCACTTCTCTAACCCGTTCAGCTTTACGCTGGCACTGGAAATGCCGAAGGCTGGCGGTGGTTTAGACTTCTGGCCTAACGCCACTGATGAACAGATCGAAGATTATATTGAAGAAGATGCCTTACCTGAGCATGACCATATACGGTACGCCGAAGGTTTCCTATACGTCCATGACGGATTCACACCTCACCGCATAGCGAACTGCGGCGATATGGAAGAAGGCGAACACCGCATAACCGTACAAGGGCATGGCGTGACACTCGAAGACGGCACAACAGCCATTTATTTCTAGGGGTAAGGTATGAGAGATATGAAACTACATCTACTAAAGCTGGCAAAGCCCCAAGGCATACACTCCGAAAACCTAACGATGCCACTCCCTGCTCGCGACGATGAAATTCTCGAAGAGTTGAATAGTCGTTTCCGTGGCCTAGTTCTTCTGGTCTGCCACCGTGACGATCTGCTGCGTTTTCAACATGAAGAGTGGCTGCTTGCTAAAGACTGGCACGTTGATAGCCACGAATATTATCTCGTTAAAGACTGCATCTACTCTGTAGCTGCTATGGAGGGGTAAGGTATGAAAAACCCAATCAAGCGAATATCGCAGTCGGCGCTAAAAGGTTTAGTGGTTAGCTGGAAAGACCGCGCCAAGAGTGTCAATGATACTGACATATTCTAGCGCAGCACTTACCA